GCCGGAAGGTGCTGATCTTCCTGCTGGTGGGAATCGCCAACATCCTCGATGTGCAGGTCATTGGCACGGGGAGCGTCCTGCGCACGGCGGTCATCTTTTTCTACATTTCCAACGAGGGCGTGAGCCTTTTGGAAAATGCGGCGCATCTTGGCTTGCCGGTGCCGGAGAAGATGAAGGAAGTGCTGGAGCAGCTCCATGAGCGCAGCGAGAGCGGTACGGACAACGAGAAGGAGGACGAATAATCCATGAAACTGGTACAATCGATTCTGACGAAAAATCCCTGTTACACGGCGGGGAGGAAAATCACGGTAAAGGGGCTGATGCTCCATTCGGTCGGGTGCCCTCAGCCGAAGGCGTCTGTTTTTATTAACTCATGGAATTCCGCTTCTTATGACCGTGCCTGCGTCCACGGTTTCATTGACGGAAATGACGGCACGGTGTACCAGACGCTTCCGTGGAACCATAGAGGATGGCACTGCGGAAGCGGAACGAATGGAAGCGGAAACAATACCCATATCGGAGTGGAGATGTGCGAGCCTGCGTGTATCAAGTACACGTCAGGCTCAAACTTTACCTGTTCTGATACCGTAACGGCGAAGGCAGTGGCAAAGAGGACTTATGAGGCGGCGGTGGAGCTGTTTGCCATGCTGTGCAAGCAGTACAGCCTGAACCCCACGGCGGACGGCGTTATCATCAGCCATAAGGAAGGACACAGCCGGGGCATTGCCTCCAACCACGGCGATCCGGAGCATCTCTGGACGCAGCTTGGCATGGGCTACACGATGGACGGCTTCCGAAAGGCGGTCAAGGCAAAGATGGAGGGTGCCGCTTCGGACAGCGGTGTTTCCGGTCTACAGGCATCTGCTCTTAAGAATCTGTCGGAGGCGGATGTGATTGCGAAGGTAGGTCCGCTGTTTACCGCAAATCAGAAGGCAAGCGGCATCCTTGCCTCGGTGTCTCTGGCACAGTTTATTTTGGAGTCCGGGTATGGGAAGTCGGAGCTGGCGCAGAATGCCAACAATGTGTTTGGCATGAAGAAGTCCCTTTCCGGAAACACATGGAGCGGCTCCGTGTGGGACGGCACTTCCGTTTACACGAAGGAAACGCAGGAATACGAGAATGGGGCATATGTGACGGTGACGGCGGATTTCCGCAAATATCTGTCCGTGGAGAAATCCATCGCAGACCATTCCGCTTACCTTTTGGGAGCGATAAACGGGAGCAGGCTGCGCTATGACGGCTTGAAGGGATGCACAGATTACAAGAAGGCGGTGCAGATCATTAAGGACGGCGGGTATGCCACCTCCCCGACCTATGTGGAGAACCTCTGCTCCATCATTGAGAAGTGGAACCTGACGCAGTATGATGCGGCGGACACGGCAGCAGAAGTTTGGTACCGTGTCCGTAAGACATGGGCGGACGCCAAATCGCAGAAGGGAGCTTTCAAGGTGCTGGAGAACGCAAAGAAATGCGCCGATGAGAATCCGGGATATAGTGTGTTTGATGTGAACGGTGTAAACATCTATACACCGAAAACAACCACTTTTGCGCCGTATCTGGTGAAAGTCAGCATTTCCGACCTGAACATCCGTAAAGGGCCGGGAACGGACTATGCCAAGACCGGAAAATATACGGGAATTGGCACCTTCACGATTGTGGAGGAGTCGGACGGTCAGGGAGCCTCCAAGTGGGGCAGGCTGAAATCCGGCGCAGGATGGATTTCTTTGGATTATGCCAAGAGAGTGTAAGGGATAACGACAGCGCCCACGGGAGGTATGAAAACCTTCCGTGGGCGCTGTTTTTTGCCTTCCCTCAGTTATGAGGTGAAATGCGGCGGGGAGTAAAGTAATTCCCGGCAGTCAGAAAAGCCAAGCAGATAGGCAAGTGCGCCATAGCGGCTGCCGAGGGCATTCTGCTCGCTGACATAGCGGTCGATCAGCTCCATAACATCTTTTGGAAGCTGCATGGCATCCAATTTTGCGGAGTAATCGCTGGAACGCCTGGTAATCGTCATGTATTCCTCGTCCGCAAGAATGGCTTCATTGAACGATTCGTTCAGCCGCAGATCCATCAACTGGTACATCACTGAATTCTTATCCATAGAAAACCTCCTTCCTTGATGGTGGATATTAGCTCTGGAGTTAGGAATAGTCAACTTATATTTTTTCGTGAAAAGCGCACAGTATTTCAGCGGTTATATTGGACAGCCTGCAGCGCATAGTTTGTTCTGTGGGCATTTTTTGTTTTTTTTATCCCCCTCAAAACGCCCTCCGATTCTCCGTATGTTGAAGGAGGTGATGCGGGTGACGGAGGAACAGAAGGAAAAAATCATCCGCTTCCGCAGGATGGGGCGCGGCTATGCGGACATTGGTAAGGAGCTGGGCATTTCCAAAGATACGGTCAAGAGTTTCTGCCGCAGAAACAGCCTTACTTCTACGGATATTTCAGTGATGGATACGGAAGATAGGTGCCGGGAATGCGGCGCAAAGATAGAACAGCAGCCCAAGATGAAAAAACAGATTTTCTGCTGTAAAGCCTGCCGGGAGAAGTGGTGGAAGGAACACCCGGAACAGATACGGCAGAGGGCGGTCTATGAATTTATCTGTGCAGGCTGCGGAAAGCCCTTTACTGTCTATGGCAACTGCAAGCGGAAATACTGCTCCCATGAATGCTATATCCGTGACCGCTTCAAAGGCGGTGGTGCAGATGGATAAGGAGGAATTCCGCGCCGAGCGGCTTTACCGTATGTCCCTTTCCGTGGCAAAATCCATGCTAAAAAAAGGACTCATTTCAAAGGAGGAGTTTTCGGAAATTGATACAATTCTGCTGAAAAAATACCGGCCAACTTTGGGTACATTATTATCGGGAAAACCCTTGATATAATCCGGTTTTAGAGTGATGTATAGTAGCGGAAAGGAGTTGGTTTCAATGAGGAAAATCAGCAGAATTGAGCCGGTTCTCCCCACCCTGCCGAAGCGGAAAAAAGCAGCCGCTTATGCGCGGGTGTCGCAGGACAGCGAGCGTCTCCAGCATTCCCTTTCCGCTCAGATCAGCTACTACAGTGCCTACATACAAAAAAATCCCGATTGGGAATACGTAGGCGTGTACGCTGACGAAGCGGTCAGCGGAACTGGGACGGATAAACGGAGTGAATTCAACCGGCTCATCGAGGACTGCAATGCCGGAAATATCGACATTGTACTGACCAAGAGCATTTCAAGGTTTGCAAGGAACACGGTTGACCTGCTGGATACTGTTCGGCACTTAAAGGACATCGGCGTGGAGGTCAGGTTTGAAAAAGAGCATATCAATTCCATGTCCGAGGACGGGGAACTGATGATTACTCTGCTTGCTTCCTTCGCCCAGGAGGAGAGCCGCAGCATTTCGGAAAATGTCAAATGGGCTGTCCGGAAGGGTTTTGAAAAAGGAAAGCAGAACGGGAACCGCAGGATTTACGGCTACGAGTGGGACGGAGAAAAATACGTCATCGTGCCGGAGGAGGCGGAAATCGTCCGCCTGATGTTTAAAAACTATGTGGACGGCATCCCGCTGGAGTCTACGGTAAAACAGCTTAAGGAGATGGGCGTGAAAACGCTGCGGGGATATGATTTTACCTGTACGCAGATTACCTATATTTTGCAGAACGAGCGCTACTGCGGCGATAAGCTGTTACAGAAGCGTTTTGTGGAAGACCATATCAGCCACAGAGAAAAGCTGAACGAGGGCGAACTGCCCATGTACTACATTCAGGACTGCCATGAGGCGGTGGTGGACAGGGATACCTTCCGCTGGGTGCAGGAGGAGATCAAGCGCCGCCGAGCCGAGGGAGTCACAGCGCATCCGGGGGTAAGGACATACTGCTTTACGAACAAAATTTTCTGCGGGGAATGTGGCCGGACTTATACAAGGGCGATGCAGCGTTACAAGGTTATGCCGCCCTGCGTTTACTGGACCTGCAAGACCAAGAAAATCAAGGGCGAGCCCTGCCGCAGCAAAAACCTCCCGGATGAGGCTTTGAAAAATGCTGTTGCCAAAGCCCTCGGACTGCCGGAGTTTGACGAGGCGGTCTTTGCGGAACAGGTGGAGAAAATTGAATCCGTGGAGCCGAGGGATATCATCCTGCATTTTTATGACGGGAGGACGGTGCGGGAGCCGGTCACTATGAAGGGGTATAAAAAGGAGCATTACCCGCCGGAGGTGCTGGCGTACCGCGCAGAGCAGCGGAGGCTGAAAAAACTGAGGAAGGAGGCGGAGAGTGATGGCGAAAATAACGACGATACCCGCAACGGTTAGCCGGTATTCGGCGGATTCCATCAGCAGCCGGAAAAAGCGGAGGGTGGCGGCTTATGCCCGTGTTTCCACGGACATGGAGGAGCAGCTTACCAGCTACGAGGCGCAGGTGGATTATTACACGAATTACATCAAGAGCCGCGAGGATTGGGAGTTTGTGTCCGTGTACGCAGACGAGGGGATCACCGGCTGCAACACAAAGAAACGGGACGGATTCAACAGAATGGTGGCGGACGCCCTTGCAGGGAAAATCGACCTCATCGTTACCAAATCGGTGAGCCGTTTCGCAAGGAACACGGTGGACAGCCTGACCACCATCCGCAAGCTGAAGGAAAAGAAAATCGAGGTTTATTTTGAAAAGGAAAACATCTGGACGTTTGACGGAAAGGGCGAACTGCTCCTTACCATCATGTCCTCGTTGGCGCAGGAGGAGAGCCGGAGCATTTCGGAAAACTGCACATGGGGACAGCGGAAGCGGTTTGCAGACGGGAAATTCAGCGTGGCGTTTTCCAATTTCCTCGGCTATGACAGGGGTGAGAATGGCGAGCTGGTTCTGAACGAGGAACAGGCTACCATTGTCCGTAGGATTTACGGGATGTTCCTGCAGGGACGCTCGCCTTATGCGATTGCGAAAATCCTGACGGCGGAGAAGATACCAACTCCCTCCGGTAAGGAGACATGGTGCGGAGCAACCGTAAAGAGCATTTTACAGAACGAAAAATACAAAGGCGACGCCCTTTTGCAGAAACGCTATACGGTGGATTTCCTTACCAAGAAGAAAAAAATCAATGAGGGCGAGGTGCCGCAGTATTATGTGGAGGGCAGCCACGACGCCATCGTAACGCCTGCTGTATTTGATGCTGTGCAGAAACAGATGGCGGTGCGGCATCCGGGAAAGAACCGCTACGGCAGCGTGAGCATCTTTTCCAGCAAAATCAAATGCGGGGACTGTGGAAGCTGGTATGGCTCGAAGGTCTGGCACTCCAATGACAAATACCGCAGAGTGGTGTGGCAGTGCAACCACAAGTTTGACGGCAGGGAGAAATGCACCACGCCCCATCTGGACGAGGAAACCATCAAGGAGCTGTTCCTCAAAGCGGCGAATATCCTCTGCACGGAAAAGGATGAGGTCATTGCGAATTATGAAGCTATCAAGGTTACGGTATTTGACACGGCTGCGCTGGAGGAGGAAAAAGCCGGACTGCAGGAGGAGATGAATGTGGTGGCCGAGCTGATTCAGCAGTGCATCAATGAAAACGCTCGCATTGCCCTCGACCAGACGGATTACCAGACGAGGTACGATGCGCTGGCAGAACGCTTTGAAAAGGCGAAGGCGCAACTGGAAGCCGTGAGTATGGCAATCACAGAAAAGCAGGCGCACAGGGAGTCCACGGAGCGGTTCATTGCAGAACTTTCAAACGTGGATGGTGTGATAACCGAATTTGATGAGGATTTCTGGTTTTCGATGCTCGATTATGTAACAGTTTTTAATAAGGAAGATGTCCGTTTTACCTTTCAGGACGGGACGGAAATCAGGGTGTGAAACGCCGGGCGTAAGAAACAGAGGCAGCACTTCGCAAGAATGCGGAGTGTTATCTCTTTGTAAATTTTCACTGAATTTTCATCCTGGAAGGATTGAAAAATCCGGGAGGAAGATGTATAATTTATTGTGTATAGGTGCGGAAACCTATTTTATTTTTGAATATGGGTTAGCAACAACTAACTTGAAAATGGAGGAATGGTCTGCAATGGCAAAATCAGCAGAAGAATTAAAAAAACTGACGCTTCAGGAATTTAACAAAGCGGCGGTGCAGTTTGATAATAATGACCCCAGTGTATATAATCTTTGCAGAAAGGATTACCCGGATATTCTTGCCGAGCTGGAAAAAGAGGACTTCACTGATGTTCTTGACGCAGGCTGCGGTACGGGGGCTGTGCTGGCGCTGCTTTCGGAAAAATATCCCGACAAGAATTATACGGGAATTGATTTATCGCCTGAAATGATTTCTGTAGCAAACTCGAAAAAACTGCAAGGCATAAAGTTTATCTGCGGCGATTGTGAAAATCTGCCTTTTGCAGATAATTCCTTTGATGTAATAACCTGTTCCATGAGTTTTCATCACTACCCTCATCCGGTGGATTTTTTCAGAAGCTGCAAAAGAGTGCTTCGTCCGGGCGGACGCATGATTATCCGGGATATGACGGCGAATGCGTTCATGCGTTTCTTCATCAACAAGATAGAACTGCCATTCTGTAATCTGATTGGGAAAGGAGACGTTGCCTGTTACGGCAGGAAGGATTTAGAGCGATTTTGTATTGAGTCGGGACTGAAACTGGAATTGTTTGAACAGCGGAAAGGATTTCGGTTACATAGTGTGATAAGAAAAAAGTGAGCATAGGAGTGAAGTTAAAGTGAATACGAATCTGATATATTCAATAGCAGGACTTATCGGTGGTCTGTTGTGCTGTGTGGGAGATGTGCTTTTTGACTTAAAGGGTGCAGGAAATCAAAAACTCGGCACTTCAAAAAACATCGACAGTAACTGGCTCAAAATGGCGGAGTGGAGATTCGGCACTTCGATTATGATTGCGGTAATCGGGGATATAGGCGTTGGTCTCGGCTTTTATTCGATTGCCGATCAGATCAGCGGAATGCATCCCGTTCTGTCGGCGGTAACAGGTCTGACAGGCTATGCAGGTGCAGTGGGCGGCGTTCTCATCCATTCTTCGCTTTGCATACAGGCGGTGATTTACAAGCGGATCATGAGCGGCGGCGAGGAGAATTTTTCGATTGCAGACCATACGCTTGAGGGATTTTATAAAGCGATCATGCCGCCCTTCGTGCTGCTGTATCTTGTGCTGATGACGGCGGATATCTGCGTGGTTATCGCTGTGCTGAACGGTGCGCTGGCAGTCCCTAAGTGGATGGCGTTATTAAATTCAGTGGTATTCCTCTTGATTGGCTGGCTGTTTCGGGCGATCGATCCGAAGAAATTTCAGGACTTGCCGGGAATTATTATGCCGAGCCTCGGACTTGCGATGGTGGGGTTGACTGGAATAATTGCGATTTTATGAAATAGCGAGGTGGAAAATAAAATGTATCAGATTTTTGCAATCATTGGAATTATTGGCTCGATAGTATGCTCCATAGGAGATTTCTTTTTGTACCGGTGTAAGGGAACGGATAGTATCCGCATAGGCAAGGACAAAAAGATTGAAAGTAACTGGGACAAGGCAAAAACCGGTGATTTCGTGGTAAGCGGTGTATTGGCAAGTATTTCTATTCCCCTTTATTATCTGGGGTTGGTGTCTTTTGCGCAGCAGATATCCTTGCAAAATAGAGGGATGGGTATTGCATACTTTATTGTTTTGACCATTGGAGCCATGGGTGGTGTAGGTTTTCATTTAAATTCCTGCTTTATGCCGCTAATTTATAAAGTAGTTATGCAAAGCGGCGGCAGTCTGCAGATTGTGGAGGAAATATATGCCATTATGCGTAAGGCATGCAGTGTTTCTGCTGTGTTGACATATGGCATACTGGTTTTTGTCAATTCTATCTGGGTATGGGTTGTAATTCTTACAGGAATTGTAGAGGTGCCTAAAATACTATGTCTGCTGACACCACTCGCTTTTTTGTTTGTGGGAAATTTGCTCGCAAAGTGCAGTAAAGTTTTTCAAACTTTTCCGCTGGCAGTAACGAACACGCTTGGACTGGGTGGTATTGCGGTAATTGCACTGGTTAGCATGTTATAGCGGTGTTCGGTGTTATCGGAATTGCCATTGTAGGTTTAAATCTCCATAGTTGCTGATCGGCCGGTTTGTGAGGAGGAGAAATTATATGAAGAACAAGGAACATCCTTCCATGTATAGCGTGGAACCGATATATGGCACTGTGGTCATTACGGTAAACGCTACGTGAGGAATAAAGTGTAAGAGAGATGCCTATGTTTCCGGAAGCACAGCAGGGATGGAGAGTCCATTGTAGCAATAACAAATAATCCGATAATATCTTATTTGTGGCTTGGAGGTTTCATAGGCTTCGCCCTGCATTTTGTGATTCACATAGCACAGTCCGTTTTGATAAGAAAATACATACCTGCGCTGCTTACAAGTATTATCTGCCTTCCCGTAAGTGTGTGGATTATAGGTAAATGCTTAATGCAGATTTCCGATTCAGCATTTGAAGCTGTTGTTTGTATGTTGGCAGGTATTGTTATTGTCGCTGTTAATCTGAAATTTGCCCAGAAGCTGATTGGCTGGTTCACAAGAAAGATGGGCATTACACCGTTAGTATAGAAAGAGGTAAATGATGAAAAAAATAGATTTACAGTTAGGTGATGTTGAAGTCACCGCATTGATACCATTGATGAACAGAGCAAATGAAACAAAAAGAAAAAAGCCTCGTATCAGGGACGAAAAAGCCGTGGAAATTGCAGATACGCTTGGTATTGACATAAAGGAATACGACAAACTGATCACACATGAATGTGTGATTGCGAGAACCATCATGTTTGATGATGCCGTGAAAAAACTGACCGACAAATATCCGGACGCGGTATTTTTGAATTTAGGCTGCGGATTGGATAACCGATTTGAACGGGTGGATAACGGAAGACTGCTTTGGTTTGATATAGACCTTCCGGATTCCATTGCAGTCAGAAAAAAAGTCTATCAGGAAACAGAACGCAGGAGAATGCTCGGTGCGGATGTGCTGGATACAGTCTGGATCGGACAGATAAAAACAGCGGCGGGTAAAAAGCCTGTTGTTGCAATCGCAGAAGGGCTGTTCATGTATTTCAGTAAGGAACAGACACGGACGCTTCTGAATCAATTGACTTCCTCTTTTGACAAAGGATTTCTGCTGGCGGAAATGATGCATCCGTCCATGATGGACGAAAAGAAACATGATACGGTAAAACACACGGATGCAAAGTTTGGATGGGGAACGAAATCAGGACAGGAATTTGTACAGCTTGCCCCGAAACTGCAGCTTATAAGCGAAGATAGCTTTGCCGTACAGCTTAGGAAATCAACGATCATCAGTAAAATTATTGGCATTGTAAGCGAGAGATTTAATAACAGGCTGGCTATCTTCAGATGGCCGGCAAAAGGAGAAAGGTAATGGACGATAAAATCAGAAAATCTTATAAGCAGTCTAAAAATATTTATGACGATGTGCTGACGCAGGGTAAATGGTGGAGCAAACTGTATATCCGCTTGTT